GCAGCATGAGGTTATTGTTAAGACTGCTAAGTTAATTGCTGAACAGATTGGATTAACTTCACAGCAGACTGATGTTGCTAAGTCTCAGTTTATGCTTAACAACACTCAGATGTTTCAGATTCATGCAATTATGGATAAGTTGAAATTGGAGACTAAGTTGTTATCGTTTGATGTTGATGCTGCCAAGGATCTTGGCAATGTTGGGCGTGAAGCTACTCAGCTTAAGCCTATTTTTGATATTATTCGTGGTGTTCTTCGTAAGTGATTACGTTTTTTGATTCTTTTATTTTTTCTATTTTTTTGTTTTTTTGTTTTTTTTCTTTGGTATTTTCTAAGTTTTATTTTCGTTTTTTTTGGTATTTTCTCTATTTTTGTTTTTTTATTTTTTTATTTTGGAGTTTTTATGTCTAGCTCTATTTTTGTTCGTAGTCCTTTTAACTACGATATGTCTGCGGTTTCTGTTGAGACCGCTTTGGTCTGTAAAGACCCTTCTTTGACGCAACAGCAATTTGCTGTTGAGTCTGATATCAACACCATTGTTGATGTTTTTATGAAGACTGGTCATTTGCCCGATCCAGTCTCTATGCCGCAGTATGTTGATTACGAAGGCGTTTTTGATTTTCAGTCAGCTATGAATGTTGTCCGCGCAGCGGACGAGAACTTCATGCGTATGGATGCTAAGCTTCGCGCTCGCTTCCATAATTCTCCTCAAGAGTTCCTTGAGTTTTTTGCCGATCCTGCTAACAGCGGGGAGGCTATTCGGTTGGGTTTGGCTGTTCCTAACACGACCGTTTCTGTCGCACCAGCGACAGATTCGGTTCCGCCGTCTAAGGCGGAGTGAGGGATAAGTACAGTTTGCTACTTGATGTAACTGTACTTATTGACACCTTTTCTTGTTTTCATGTATCATTGTTTTTATCGGAGATTTTTATGAAGCCTTTATCACGTTCCTCAGTGTCTAAATCCGCCTCTTCCGCGCAGTTTCGCGGGAATGTAGGGCGTACCAAGGGTGCCAACATTATGGCGGCCCCTATGCGCGGCGGAATTCGTTTATAAGCGTTTGTGTGCACCACACAATGGCAGCATCCTACACACGGCCCTATCAAATGCGGGCAGTGTATAGAGTGCCGCTTGGCTTATTCGAGGGAGTGGGCGATTCGCATCACTCACGAGCAGGCAATGCACAAGGTGTCTTGTATGCTCAACCTCACATATAGTCCCGAGCATCTTCCTGAGTTCGGCCAGTTGTGGAAGGAAGATTTGCAGCGTTTTTTTAAGCGTTTGCGGAAGGCTGGTTTTAAGTTTAAGTATGTTGCTTCGGGAGAATACGGCGATGTTTCCAGACGTCCTCATTTTCACATTGCGCTGTTTGGCGTGGACTTTGGTGACGATCGCCGCATTTTTGGTCGTAGTTCTAATGGCGAACGAACTTACATATCTGATGCAGTTGCTAAGCATTGGCACTACGGTCAGCATTTGATTGGTAGTCTTAATTTTGAGAGCGCTGCTTATATCGCTAGATATATTTTGAAGAAGGCTAAGGGTTTGCACGTTGCTGCTCCTTTGGCTGTTTTGGATGATGGCGAGATTATTCGTCCTAATTCAGAGTTTTTATGTATGTCGAAGGGTATAGGTCGTTCTTGGTTTCGTGAGTATTTCATGACGGATGTTTTTCCGCATGCTGGTGTTATTACTCAACAGGGTTCTAGGGCTCCGGTCCCTAGATTTTATAAGTCGCTTTTAAAGGAGATGGGCGAGGATTTGAGCCTCGATATGTCTTTTCGTTCTAGTAGCCGGGCTGAGCTGGAGCGTGAGAGATTAGATTTTGAGCTGCAGCCTCATCGTAAGGCTGCTCGTAATTCTGTTTCTATTGCTGGAACATCCCGTTCTAAGCGTACTATTTAAGAGGTTTTTATGATTCAATATATCGTTTCTGTTCAGGATCGTGCTGCTATGACTTTTGCGCGTCCTTTTGTTGTTCCACATCGGAATATTGCTATTCGTGATTTTACTGATGAGGTCAATCGTGTTGATCCTCAGAATCCTTTGAATAAGCATCCTGATGATTATGATTTGTATTTTCTTGGTGAATTTGATGATGCCACTGGCAATATTGTTTGTGGTGATTCTTTCGTTCTTGTTCGTGGCAAGGACGCTTTGATTGTTTCTTAACCTCGGGGGCTGCGGCCCCCTCTTTTTTGGAGTTTTTTATGCATCGCAATGCAAGTGTTAATGCTCATAGCTTCGCTATGGTTCCCAAGTCTGATATTCCGCGTTCTTCTTTTACTATGCAGAAGACGCTTAAGACTACTTTTGATGCGGGTTATTTAGTTCCGATTATGTGTGAGGAGATATTGCCTGGTGATACGTTTAATGTTAACGCGACTATGTTTGGTCGTCTTGCTACTCCTCTTTTTCCTGTTCTTGATAATTTACATTTGGATTCTTTTTTCTTCTTTGTTCCTAATCGTTTAGTTTGGAATAATTGGGTCAAGTTTATGGGTGAGCAGGAGAATCCTGCTGATTCGATTTCTTATACCATTCCTCAGCAAGTGTCACCAGTTGGCGGTTATGCTGTTGGTTCTTTACAAGATTATTTGGGCTTACCTACTGTTGGTCAGGTAGGTAATGCTAATACTGTTTCACATAATGCCCTCCCTGTTCGTGCTTACAACCTCATCTTTAATCAATGGTTCCGAGACGAGAATCTTCAGAATTCCGTTATTGTGGATAAAGGGGATGGACCAGACACCACTCCCGCATCTAACTACACTATCCTTCGACGTGGCAAGCGTCATGATTATTTCACTGGCTCGCTGCCGTGGCCTCAGAAAGGCGGAACTGCTGTAACTTTGCCTTTGGGAACTTCTGCTCCTATTAAGACAAATGCTACTACTTTGGTTAATGTTGGTGTTATTAATGGTACTGGTGCTCTTACTGCTTTGGGTGCTGATGCTACTCGTGTTTATAACGCCAATGATTACACTCCATTGGCTGCTAATGCTCTCTATGCTGATTTGTCTGCTGCTACTTCAGCAACAATTAATCAGTTGCGTCAGTCTTTCCAGATTCAGAAGTTACTTGAGCGTGATGCTCGTGGTGGTACTCGATATACTGAGATTATTCGTAGTCATTTTGGTGTTGTTTCTCCTGATGCTCGTTTGCAACGCCCTGAGTATTTAGGTGGTGGATCCACTCCTATTAATTTGACACCAATTCCACAGACTTCTGCTACTGACGGTTCTACACCGTTGGGTAATTTGGCTGCTTATGGAACTTATTTAGCTAACCGCCACGGTTTTTCGCAGTCGTTTGTTGAGCATGGTTATGTGATTGGTTTGATTTCTGTTCGTGCTGATTTGACTTATCAGCAAGGTCTTCGTAAGATGTGGTCTCGTAGTACACGTTACGACTTTTATTTTCCTGTGTTTGCAATGCTTGGTGAACAAGCTGTTTTGAATAAGGAGATTTATTGTGATGGTTCTGCTAACGATTCTTCGGTTTTTGGATATCAGGAGCGGTGGGCTGAGTACCGTTATAACCCTAGCCAGATCACAGGCCTTTTCAAGTCCACATCGGCAGGCACTATCGACCCGTGGCATTACGCGCAGAACTTTGCATCTTTGCCTTCTCTTAACTCTACTTTCATTCAAGATACGCCCCCATTGGCGCGTAACCTCGCGGTGGGCTCTGAGGCAAATGGACAGCAATTGCTTTTGGATGCCTTCTTCGATATACGTGCCGCGCGGCCGTTGCCTCTTTACTCTGTTCCAGGTTTAATTGACCATTTTTGATTATGTTGCCATTAATTGCAGCTGGTTTAAATCTTGCAGGTCAGATTTATGCTAATAATCAGAATAGACAAGCTGCTGAGTCTGCTCAGCAGTTTTCTGCCCAGCAGTATGCTACTCGATATCAGACGCAAGTCGCGGATATGAAAGCTGCTGGTTTAAATCCTATGTTGGCTTATCAACAGAGTCCTGGTGCTTCTGCACAAGGCGTTTCTTACCAGTCTCAGAATCCTATGGCTAATGTCGCTTCTTCTTATCAAGCTGTTCAGCAAGGTTCTACTGCACCTTCTCAGATTGGTGTTAATGAGGCTTCTGCGGCTCAGTCCGCTGCTAATGTTCGTGTTGCTGATCAGACAGTAGATAGGATTAAGGCTGAGATTCCTCAGATTAATTCTGCTACTGCTAATCTGAATTCGCAGC